TTGGTTATTGTCGAAATGACAGCGTAAGCACGGCGACCGCAAGGAGTCGTTTAACCGTAGGACTTACATACTCGTTTACTCTTTCTTTAGAAAAGCAATCGAGCGTGATATACTAGCAAAGGGATTGACTTTGCCCTTAGCTAGATTTTCTTGATCATTAGTTAAGAATTCTTTTAATAGTTTTCTAAACTCTTGTTCATTTTCCAATGGTCTCTTATTCATTTTAAGATTGACTATTGGTGCTCTAAAGTAGACAGGGCCAGTTAAAGAGACTGGTTTACTGCTTGCTTTTAAATGGTTAACCTTAATCCAGACATTGTTTTCTAAGACATATTCTGCATTTGGTTTTCGATTCTCCGTTCTACCACGTAGAATGGACTCGTATGCGGGTGTTGGATTACGTTCTGAAAGGACGTTCAACGCCTGCGAAGCTACTTCACGAGAAACGATATGACAAAGTTGTAACATATTCTTCGTGACGGGATCACCTTGGAAGATACCCCTCTGACTAATAAACATTTGAGGACAAATGTTGTCAGGGATCTTCTCTCCAGGGTTTAACATGTTTATACGAGGTGCTGTAAGAGCCAACTCGCACAAACGAGAGTAGAAGCGTGGAACACCTAGGAACTCTAGTGTTTTATGCATCATAATTGCTGCAGCATGCTTATGGAAATTATCCGTAGCCATGCTCCAATCTTCAAAATAAAAAAATGTCTCGTGGTTCTTAGGCGGATCCCCGGGCATTCTTAGATCGTTCACCATATATGGTTGGATTCTCTTATAGAATTCCCACATGTGGTGTTGTTTATCCATCCCTCCTCTTGTAGATTCTAATCTCAAGAAGGCGGATTTTAATAGTTGAGCAACCGGTTGCAATAAAGATGCATGATCCGGATGCCCAGCAGTAGCTATTCTGTATTTTCCTTGGTCCGCAACGGCCACAGGTTTTACAGTAAATAGAATTGGATCTTTCTTTCCTTCGAAACAGTGTTTAAATCTGTTTACAGAATGATAGAAAATTAATTCACCAATCGTGTGCACCCCATTTTCAATACTTTCTTTTGAAATGAGTGACCCGGTTAGTTTTCCAGTTTCTAGGTTCACAACAGGAACCTTGAAGCCAGCATTAATTAGTTGGTTGGCAGATTTAAGTTTGCCACCAGCTTCAGTTGAATTGAGAAGGTCTGCTGAAGTACTCAACGAGACCTTTTCATGCATTTGACATCGTGAAAGAACAGAATAGAAATCCTCTTCTTTCTTCACGACGTTTCGCCAAACATCATTGGTTGCTCCTCTGATGATTGATCTTTCTTCTGATGTTAGCTCCCTATCCTGAAACGTTACAGTTTTGTAATACTTCTCATAGGCCGCTAATCTCAATGGATTAGGTGGAATACCGATTGATCTAGTTTGACTTATAATACTAAGTCGTTGTAACTGGAGTCGTGTATCTACCTTTTCGTTTAACAATGGAAGGATATCCTCAAAGAAAAAATACCCTCCCATGTCTTCTTTTGTTAAGCTACGTTCTTTAGTAACTTGACATTTAATTTTCTGTTTTACTTCTTTTATTAGTTTATAATTAAGTAAATCAGGATTCTCTTCGAATAGATCGTCAACAAAACTCTTTACAAGTTTCACGACTACTCGATCTACGTATTCCCAGTCATTGAACTCAGGTTTCTGAGCCCAGACTAGGATTAATGATGCTAAAACTCCATCTACATTAATGATGGCGTTTCTAAATTTCTTCATTTGTTCGGGTACTAAAGTAGCCTCTAGTAACTCGGTCAAATTATCATGATAGGATCTTCCAGAACAAGCTGCGAGGATCTTTCTAACCGTTGTGGTGGGGTGTTTATTCTTCCACAAT